ATTCAGCAATTGGAAACAGTTAAATGGCTGCAAGAGAACTGGAGTGATAACAGTGTAAGCTGTACCGTTTATTACAAGAAAGAAGAGCTTCCTGAAATTCGTAAGTATCTTAAAAAGAACTATAAGAATAATCATAAAAGCTTATCATTCTTGTTGCATAATGAGCATGGATTTAAACAAGCTCCTTTGGAAGAGATTACAAAAGAACAGTATGATGAACTTGTCGCTAAGACTACTCTGATTACTTCAATTGATAATCTAGACATTGGTTTAGACGATGCTGAATGTGCTACAGGCGCTTGTCCAATTCGATAAGGAAAGACATGATCACAGTTTACACAAAGGATAACTGTCCAGCTTGTGTATCTTTGAAGGCTACTCTCAAACAAGAGGGTAAGCCTTTTAAAGAGATTAACATTGGTAGAGACATTACAAGGGAAGACTTCATGAGTAAGTTTCCTACGGTTCGTACAGTACCGTATACAGTCGTTGAAGGAGAACCTACATGACTATTGAGTTTGAAACTAAAGCTGGTCTGGTGTTTGGCTTAGAAGCTGATCAACTGTACATCATGGACGAAGAGGAGAATATGCACGATGAGCCTGTACCTGTTGTCTATCTACACATTGGATTCATTACAGTAGCGTTCATAATGGATTAACCAACTTCCGTGATTGCACCACTAAAAAAGCCCCAAAGGATCACTCCTAAGGGGCTTTCTTGTTGTAATTGTAAACTTGAAACTTACAATTGTATACTTAACTCAGTACGTGTAGAGCATGATTAATATGCTTTATCCGATCCTCTAGACCAATTGTACCTCCATTGATACGCTTAGTCATCGTTAGGAAGTCACCACTGTCAGCATACTGGTTCAGCTTATGTGTCTGCCAGAACCATCCAGCTGTTTGAGCTGCATACATAGGTGTACGAACTAGCTCAGGTTGCATCACAAAGTCAACCCCTAAGGCTTGACCTGCGTGATAGAAGTTAGCATGACCAGTTAGCTGAAGGAAACCAGATCCACGAAACCTCCAACCATCACCTGAAGCTTCATCACGATTACCCATACGATTAGAATATATCCTATTTGCAATCTTTTGTGGCTGTTTCTCGTATGCTGCAGCTTCCTCAGGAGTGAAACCCCACTGACGCTTAGGTGTCTTAGGGAAGAGCTTAAGCAGTGTAGGTGCTCTGTAGTTCAAGTTCTCTTCCAAGATCCTGAAGTTACCGCACTCATGACCACACTGACCAATCCATGAAGCTTGTTGAGCTGGTGTAACAATATTGAACCTCTGGAATGTTTCATTGAACGGATCAACTAAAGAAGGATCAATGTGTAGTTGTCGTAATTGATCAGCGTTTACCATTGATAGATTCCCTTACTTCGTTGTAGGCTGCGACACAGGCTGCGTGCTTGGCGATGGCTTTGTCTCCTTCGGCAACGATGTCGATAAGAGTGTTAATAGTCTGTCGCTCAAGTTCGCTTGGCTCGTCTCTGCTATTTCCACTGGCAGGGCTGGAATCTGTGCTGGCTTGTACACAACTGGAGGTGGGGAGGCGCAACCTGCCAGTATTAGCAAGCTCACGCATAGCAGACTGTTTCTTAGATATTTCATTTTGAGCCTTTCTCAATGCAGCTTCTTTATCAGCCAACTTAGAAGTCATGTTCTTTTCAAGTTCACGAGCTTCGTTGTTCTTCTTAGCAATCTCAATTTGCATCTCTTGATCACGTTCAAGCCATCCATAATGATGACCAACTTGGTAGGTAGTGAACAGAGATACTATTGCACCTATAATGATCCACGGTAAAGGTATAGGAAACATTAGTCAGCTTCCTTTCTAGCTTCAGCGATCTCAGCACGATCCTCATCAGGCTCCATGTGCTCAGGAGGAGTTGTAGGTGGAGGGCCGGGTGTCCAAGATTCATCTAGCTCAGGATTCTTCCAAACTGGCATAGCACCGAATGGTTGACTCGGTAGGCCATAGGCTGACTGTGGAGGAGCATAACTGCTGTTAGGCATTCCATAGCCACCGCCTACACAGGGCTGACCCATCATAGGTTGCATGGGAGGTGTGGGAGGCTTAAAGGCATTAGTGGCTGTGTTGACAGCACGTTTACCCACGATACCTCCAATACCACCTACAATCAACAAGACAATATCGTTAAGCATCTTGGTGTATGCTTGGTCGATAGGAGCCATTGACTTGATAGGTTGTGTCACAAATGTGACAGAGTACAGGAGTGCAAAGACAATACCAAAGAGAATTATTGTGATAGCAACTACCACAAAACCCCAGATACGTACTTCAATCTCTTCAGGGTTTAGCTTTTGACTGTTGATCAATTTGTTTCTCCAAGATAGGTGCTACTAAGTACTCAGGACAGGTTTGAGTGAACTGACATCTAGGCTTTTGACACTGCTCAGCATAGAAGTTATCAGGATTCTGACAATAGTAGCGATACCTGTCTTCACATCCTGTAAGTAGCAGTAATAGTAATAAATACTTAAGTTTCATACGTAAACATCAATCTTATGTGTCTTTAAAGGATCTACAGGTTGTCTGTGTTTAATCTCAGCCTGTCGATTAAGTCTCTCAAACTCTTTCAGATGTTGCTGATGAATAACTCTTTGATACTCACGAATCATTAGAGCATTTTGTTGGTATGGAGTTATTCTCATAGCCCAATCTTTCCCAGTAAAAGTGCCACAATCTTGTTTGATAAATCATCTGGTAAGAACCTTAAGAAACCTAAGAACCAATAAGCAGCCAATCCGTAGCACATAACCCTGCAAAATAGATCAAACTGCTTTTGGTACTCATTCATCGCCCACACCTGTGAGTAGTTGCACAGAAGTCCATCATCTCGTTAATGCCAATACCTACTAGAAGTAAAACTAATAGAGATCCTCCAACAACTAAGATAATCTCTAACTCTTCCTGTTCCTTCTGCTTAAGTCTCTTCTCTTCAGCCTTCAATGCACTGATCTCTTTAGCATCAGCTAGATCCATCTCAGCTTGACGAGCCTTAATCTTGTTCCAGACATCCACCTTACCAGTCTGCATGAAGAGCATCTTAAGTTCCTCTTCAAAGGCTCTTGCTTGTTCGAGAGCCATCTCAATCTGGAGAGCAGTTCCCATGTTGGAACCCTTTTTCTCCCGTTTAGCTTCGAGCATAGCCTTAGTAGCTTGGCTCTTAGCATCAAACATCTTACCGATCATAGGAGCAAGACCACCGAGATCGTTGGCTACCTTGCTTGCCTTCTTGACCATCCCTATCGCTTTTTGTAGCCCATCAAGAGCTGCTATGGGGTCGATCATTTATAGTCCTTTATTTACCTAGTTCTTGGGATACTGCCGGAACAGTGAAGGATTGAATGAAAGCTGCTTTAGTTGGTTCGTCCATGTACTTCATCATTGAGCTTGTAAGCTCTCCAATGCGTCCTTTAGGTACACCAACAGTCATGAACTGAGCAAAAGCTGCAGGATCTAACATCATTTCAGCAAGCTTAGAATTAAACTCTTTCTGATTACCTTGTTGAAGGTATCTAATCAAGCTTTTAGCAATGGTTACAGTACGAAGCATCACATCAGGTGTTTCAGCTGCTACGTTAGGTAGTCCGGGTTCAAGCTTGGATACCTTAGAAGCTAACTCATCAGCCTTAGACTTACGCATCAGATCAGCTAGAACACTGTTAACAGTGCCTACTTCTTTCTCAGTCAATACCTGTGAAAGTTTCTCATAGCGAGGAATGCCTGTAGACTTCTTAATAGTGTTAGCAGCATTCTCCACAGCTGTAGCGAACACTCCTGCACGTTCCTTGTCTAGGCCAGTTTGTAGTCTGTTAGCAAGGAAGTCGCCAATCTCCATACGATTGAGTTTGTTACTGTATGCTGAATATGAATCAAGATACTTAGTCCACAATCCATCTGAAGATTTATTCAATGCTGCATCAATAAACTTTTTAGTGTTTCCTAATGCTTTAGCAGCCTGTTCAGGAATACCTCCTGAGGCGTATTGTTCACCTAATCCTAACAATTTAGCAATATCTTGGTTAGACATCTTACGTACATTTTCATACAGATCTCTACTACCAATTATTCCATTGTCATCTGCTTTAGAGATAATCTTATCTTTTACAGCTTGTAAAACAGATCTACTTGTGTCTGAAATCGTACCTTTTAAAACCTTATCGATTTCTTTAGTAATATCAGTTGCAAGTAAAGGAAATACTCCATTTTGTTCTAAACTATCTAACTGAGCCTTTTTCAAAGCTGTAGCTGTTTCTTTAGAAGAAGAGATTAGGTCTTCTGTTGATAGTTTAAAAGCTGGTGATGTTTGTTGTAAAGCTGGAACAGTCTCTTTAGCTTGTTGAATAAGTCTACCAACTGTTTGATTTACTTGTTTATCAATATTACCTAATGTATTTTTAGCAATATCATTAATATCTAAAGCAGACTCACGCATGCCGCCTGTTACAGCGTTACGTTCAGCAGCAATAGTTTCTCGTTGCGCTTCAGTACCTGCAATACCTTGCAAGGCACGTACACGAGCAGCTTGCTGTTCAACTTCACGCTCAGCAAACTTACCTGCAACACCTGTTTGCTTAGCTAGTTTAGCCTGAGCAGCTACCAACTCAGCAGCTGAAGGAACATTAGCTAGAGCTTCAGCCACTGTAGGACGAGAACCTGTTACCAGCTCCTTAGCATCTTGCAAGGCTTTAATAACAGCATCTTTTTCAGGGCCAGCAAGTTCATTAACATATTTAGACATTGCCTCTTGACGACCTGAGGGTGTAAGGTTCTTAACAAGACCTACAACCTTACCAAGAGCATTGACAGTACCTTCAGCTACAGGGCCAAGCACTGTTCCAACACCTACTTGCAGTGCCTTTGTAGATGCAAAGTCTTCAGGTTGTGATACAGGCTGCATAGCTCCCATAACACCGCCTGTCACAGCAGCTCTAGCTACAGGATTAGCAATAGGAATAGGAAGCAAGTTAGCAGGATTAATGATATTACCAGCTAAACGACCAAGGTCAAAGCCAGTCTCACCTGCAGCTTTACGCTGAGCTTCATACTGTTGTTCACGCTGAGGAACTACACGCTCAGAGAAAGCCTTAGCCTCTTTAGGAAAGAAACCTACAGCTTCCATACCTTTAGCCACTAACTGAGCAGAGCCATATAAAGGATCTGTAAGTCCTTGCATGAATCCACTAGGTGCTTCAGCAGCAGGTTTAGGAGGTGTTTTGTAACGAGCAGCTAGTCGAGCTGTTTCATCTGCACTTGTGTCTACCTTAGGTGACTTGCCTAGGAAGCCTTCAATCTTAGCAATGGCTTCCTCATTAGACAAACCTGAAGGCAGGTCATAATGCTTACCTTCATATTGATATACTGGCATAGTCTTCCTTATTTATTTCAAGACAATAGGATCGTCTTTAGTTCCTGTACCTTTAGCCCTTACATTAGCTATGCTTGGTTTTTGACGCTCTTCAGCAATAAAGCTTAGATTGTCTTTATCGGCTACACGTTGTGTATCTAGAATCTCTTTAAAACCTTGTAAAGATGCTTTTACAGCTTCTGTGTCGTTACGAGCCAATGCTGACAATACTTGCTCACCTGCACGTTTAGCGTCACCCTCAGTCTGTGTACCTTTAGCTTTCAGCAACAAAGCATTAACTGCATTCTTAGCCCACTGTTCAAAAGCTACTTTATTTGTTGCAGCTTCTTTAGCCTTACCAGAACCAATTAACACAGTCTCTTTAAGATTGTTCAACATACCAAAGTTAAGCTTACCATCCTCAATCTTTGTAAGGAAATCATCAATCTTGGTAATGTTGTAATCGTAATCAGCTACACGAGTCTTAGCTTCAGTGATCATCTTAATATCGCCTGTGCTTAGAGGTTTAATCTCAGTGCCTTTAGCTTGTTTAGCAGCATTAGCCATAGAAGCTAAGAAGGACTTAAGCTCTCTATCTTTTTGTGCCTCACGCTCTTTAGATGCAATAGCTTCACGTTTAACTTCAGCAGCCAACTCAGCTTGATACTTAATTTGAGCTTTCTTTTCCATTTGCTGAAGAACTGTCTTTGGATCTCCGTACTTACGCAGAACCTTATTCATATCTTCTTCAGTAGCATCCTCAGGTAGTTTATCAAACTCAGAAGCAAGCTTACTTTCACGTGCAGCTTGAATTTTCTCTTGCTCAGCCAAAGCAGCCATACGATCTGCTTGTGTCTTCTGTAGAGTTACTTTAGCTTGTTGCTCTTCCATAGCCTGAGCTTGTTGCATAGCTCTCATACCAGCTTCAGGATCTACTGATTGAAGAGCTTGTGCATATTGCTTCAAACCTTCAGGTGTATTGGTATCGAACTGAGAGGCCATCTGACGAAGCATAGTAGCTCGTTTAATAGCTGGATCTTGTACATCAACACCCATAGCACCAGCTAAGCCACGACCTAAGTTGCTAGTGTTCTTAAAGATGTTGTAGGATGTTTGTTGCTGAGGAGTCATCGTAGCAAACTGCATAGCCTTCTGTTCTACCAGTTGACGTTGCATTTCCTCAGGAGTACCCATGCCTCCAAATAAACCTTGAATTCCTTGTGTAGCCATGTTATTCCTTAAGGGTTACTATATCCAATTGTCTGGAAGTATGGATTAACAACTTGTTGATAGTTAGAAGTTCCACCAGACAAACCACTAATCAACTGACTGATAGGATCTGTTAAACCACCCACTACAGCGTTGTTACGTTGCATCTGCAAAGCTGCTGCCTCTTGTGCTGCAGCATTCTGCAATAAAGCACCTTGTTTAGCTGCTGCTGCAACACTTGAGCCTAGACCAGCACCTAGATTCAGTGCATTAGCGCCTTGATTCTCCAAGTTAATAGCTTGTTGAGCATACTGAGTATATGGAGCCAGAGCTTGTGTCTGCAATCCAAAGCCTTGACCTGCCAAGTTCAATCCACCTGTCATCAAGCCTTGACCGAACTGTACTTGCTGATTACCGAATGTCTGAGCATTAGCAGCCAACTGAGCATCCTGCTGAGCACGGGCATTCATAGCAGCTGCAATAGTTGGGTTAGTCGCCTGAAGTCCGGGAGCACCTTGAGTATATCCTTCTGAAGTTGCACCTGTAGCTAAGCCCATACGACCTTGCTGTTGTTGTTGGTTATACAACTGAGCCATCTGCTGTTCACGACCCGGAGCAAGTAACTGCTGCTGTTGTGTCATGTACTGCTGAGCAGCTGCTTGAGGAGTCTGAGCTACGTACTGAGCACCTAAGTTAAACAAACCAGCAGCTTGAGCATTCACATTAGGCTGATATGCTTGGATCTGCTGAGCCTGACCTAAGCCAGTACCTGCCATGCCCATCAAACCTTCACGAGCTGCAGCTACGTCAGGAGCTACCTGATAACCTGCACCGATCAACTGACCTGACGTAGGATCATACTGAAAGCCTGACTTACCAAACCGTGTAGTAACTCCTACAGGTCGGAACTGTGCAGCCTGTGCAGCTTGGTTAGCTGCGTTAGTGGTAGCATTAGCAGCTTGGTTAGAAGCATATACGCTACCTGCAGTGCCCAACAGAGGGCCAATTAAGTCTGTCCAATCAGCCATTAGTATGTACCTCCGTCCACTGTTGCTGTAAAAGTGCCAGAGACAGTAAGATTAACTGCAGTGGCTGTTCCTGTTAATGCTGCATTATTAGCATCAGGTTTAGAGTTAACTGCTGATTGAATATTATCAAACTCAGTGTTAACTTCTGTACCTTTAATGATCTTTGAAGGATTACCTGTTGATAGGCTATCCTTAATTGCAAAGTTAGTTGCCTTGGTGTAATTTGACAATTTATTTACCTTGTCTTTCCTGTCTTAACGTAGACATCAAGTTTCTGAATGGATATTGATTTATCAAATACTGTGGTTTCAAAACCTAATTGAATAACCTTACCTGATCCACCAATGTTAATGATCTTATTATCGAAGGCTGATCCACCATATTCTGCAATATTGTACTCAGCTATGTTGTATTCAGCTACTGCAGCATTAGACAAACTAAACTGTCTGAGGTTTAAAATGTCACTGTAATCGAAGCCAAACTTAAGAGTAACTGGATAACCTTGACCTCCGATAATCGTTACACCTACTTTCTTCATAATCTTAATTACCGTAGGTGACTGGAAGTCAAAGTAATTAGTGTAGTACTTCATCAGGTAGTTATTAGCATTGTCTTTATAACCACCATACTTGGCTATGTATCCAGCCTTACCCATCAATAACTCTTTACTGCGGGTGTACTTGAAAGCATAAGGTACTAAGCCATCCCATGTTGTAACCCTGTTAGCACCATTAGGAAGAGGTGCTCTCATGTCAAAGCAGTACACAATCTGACGAGCTGGTAGAGACAACAGATAGAAGGCTTCCTTATCTGAGTACACAGCCTTGATCTCATCAGCATCTTCTAAGCTAACTTCCAACACTAAGTCATCACGTACATTGGCACTGATGTCTCGCATTGGAGCTGACTTCTCTTGAATGGTACGCATCAGTGAACGTACACCTGAGTCAGACAAAAAGATTACATCACCACCTGTAGCTACTACTGAGTCCCTAGCTACACAGCCAATACCTGTAATAGCATCTGACAGTGTTAAATTGTTAGGGTCTGAAGCATTGGAATAGATCAAGATCTGTCTACGTCCGAACACAATCAAGAAGTTATTGTGAGCAGCTAGAGAGATAATCTCATCTGCACCATTAGGCCACACTTGAGATACATCTAAAGTACCTGAAGTACCTGTATTCAAGACATGACCTGAAAGTAAGTCTGAGAACTGAATAGTACTTTTAACTGATGTGTTATTAGCACTCCATGTACGACCATAGGCACTGATTACACAGTTGTTACTCTGTACAGTTCCTAAGTAGCCAGTCTTCTCAGTGATACGCTTGTACGTAGTTGAACTGGTCGCAGGATCGAACACTAAAGGATCATGCCCAGACTGATACAGGAATATACAGCCATTCAACGGAGCCATCTGCCAGTTATCGTCTGTAATGGTAGGGGCTGTACCGCCACCTCCGTAGGTCAACTGTGATAGTGTTGTACCTGAAAGCTTAAATAGCTTATTGTTACCTGCAGCAATAATGTATGAGTTACCTGAGTTATCAATCAACTCACCGATAGCTTTGACGTTAGCTTCACCTAAATCATTATTAGATGAGTGTGCTGTAGTCCATCCCTTACGAGCACCAATACGTCCAAACTTATCAATCACACAATTATTAGCTACAGTAGCATAGCCAGCGTCCAAGGATACAGACGAATCTTGCGTATTCAATCCTTGAAAGCCGGGCGCAGAAACAGTTGTAGTTAATATCTTAGCTACCATTAGATACCCACCCAAGTAGTTTCTTCATCGTAGCGGTTACGCTCAATAGCTACAGCATCTGCCAAAGCTAAACGATATTGTTGATAAATCTCACTGAAGGTTGAACCTCCATCTTCACCTCGCTCACCAACAGCTTTAGCGTAGGCTAACATCTGTACCAAGTGATGAGGTACTAACAAAGCATCAGCATCTGCAGACAAGTCAGCTTGAGGGATAACTAACTCAAAGCGTAGTGAATAGACACCATCAGGCTGAGGCCAGACATCCACCTGAGTGTCATCACCGGAGATACCGTTGTAGTTGTAGTACACCGGAGCTGCATTCTGAGTTGTACCTAAGTAATACTGTCTGTTCATCCAGTTAGTAGGTACTTGTTTCATAGGTACATCTTCAGTGTCATTCAGTACATCAACAGTACGGAATCTCTGACCTGAGCCTGTCAATGTATAGTTACGAGTACCTGCCACTGTAGGCAACACAATAGTCTGTGTGAGGACATTCCATTCATGGGCATCCTCAATCTCTCGCTTAGCATCATTAACAAAAACACCTATCAGGGAACTATAAGGAGTATCACCTACCGACGATACTTCAGTCTCCCTTAGACGTACTAATACGTTGTTAACCAACTGTAGATATGTCGTAGCCATTAATATTCCTTATATATCTTGTATACTATGGTATCACACTTTAAAGTAAATGTCAATAGTTTTATTACTTTTTCTTACGCTTTTTAGCTTGCTCAACCTCACTCAAGGCAATTGCAATAGCCTGTTTACGGGATTTCACCACAGGGCCGCCCTTACCACTGTGGAGAGTACCTTCTTTGTACTCACCCATAACTTTCTTCATCTTGTTCTTAGCTGTACGTTGACCACGTGTAGGCATATTCATCTTATTTAACTCCATGAAATCTGTTGTCAATAGCTAACCAAATAGCTCCAAAGAAAGCACCTATGATAATGATAGGCTTTACAGCTTTAGCGATCCACTCAAGGACTTGGAAAGCACCTTGAGCTGCGTTGAAGGCTTTAACAACCTCTTGTGTATTCTTCTCTATGTTATCTACCTTAGCCTCTACAGCCATTAGTCGATCATAGATGTGTTCGTGAGTGACTTCCTCTATCTTCATGGTGCGTCAGGCCAAGTGATAGTCCAAGGGAATCCTTCTTGCGCTGTAATGTCACGCAAGGCTTGACGATATGTAGCCCATACTTGTTTGTCAACAGGTGCATCAGCTACTTGAGTCCAGTCACACTCAGCTAACTTAGCATCACGATTAGCACGAACATTCCTAGCCTGTTCAGCATCCTTCTGAGCCTTGTAAGTAGCCTCTTGTTCAGCAGCAGTAGTAGTTACACCATCTACAACTTGGTCTAAGAAGACAGGGCCTAAGATGTACTTTGTGTACCACTTACCATTTACTTGCTCAACACCAGAGGCTTGAGAGTATTGGTAAACAGTTCCACCAGTAGCTTGTGGGCCTTCAAATACTACGTCAGCACCAAAACTGTTTAACAGTTCCTCTGACAGTTGTTGTGGCATTGAAGTATTTGGGAATAATGCACGAAATTCACCTTCGTACATTACTGCGCCTGTTTCTCTGATTCTTACTTGCATGATGTTCCTTTATGCGATTGCCAAGAAGATGTATGTGCCGCCAGACACATTTACTGTTGCCGATGCAGCTGCCGTGACCTTGAAGCCCGACGCGTCAGTGTCAACGTAATTTGTGCCGGTTGTCTCGGAATCCGTGCTGTTGAGCAGCAAGTAAGGGTCGTTGCCTGACGTGATGCCGCGAGCTGAGTCGTAGACGTACCAGTTGCCAGTACTGTTGGTGCGCTTAATCAGAACAAATCGAGCGCCTGCTGCGAATCCGCAGTTGACAGTCTGAAGTGCACCTGTACCTGTGTATGAGCCTACTTTTGAAACACCTGCACAAGTGGCAAATAGGTAAGCGACATAAGTTGCACCGCTGTTATTTACACTTGAATTACTGCCTAGAGTAAAAACTGTAGAAGTAGGCAAAACAGGAGTTCCACCACTATCCGCAAATACACCATTCAAACCACCACCAGCGGCTGTTAAATCCAAATATAGCAGTCGCTTATCAGGACTACTACTAGCAGCCGTACACATTGTCGGCCAATCTTCACCTGTAGCACCAGTTCGCCATTTAACTATTACAAGTTCTGGAGCGACTCCTAAGTTGTGAGTTATTTGAGTTCCACCTGTCCCGTTCCCTGTATAGCAAACCTCATCAAAGAAGTTTGGCGCACGACGAACATTCCAGTAAATCATGTCTATGCCGCCATTTGCACCACCAGTATTAAATGATGTGTTGCCGTATTGCGTGCCAAGATTATCGGTACTAACTTCAGCAGCAGTTGAACTACTGCGCAACAAAAGACCAGTAGTAGCACTTTGACTTGATGGGACAGAACTCAATCCTCTTAGGCGGTCAAACCAAGCAATGCCGTTTAACCCTGCTCTGTATTTTTGAAACTGAAGGTCAACAGGGAATCCTGTTGTGTTTTTCGTGTCAGAAGCATTGTTAAGTGCCAATGGGATAAACACACTCGTCCCACTCGTAGGCACTTTCATCGGGCCTCTACGAATGGCTATGTAGATGAATGTATTACCGCTTGTATTCATTGTAGAAAGAATTGTGCGGAAACCAGTTGCTGTAGGGTCAACAAAATCTGAAGTTGCAACTTCTGCATCACTTAGGTTTGGCTTTAAATAAGCATCACCAGTCCCAACAGGAAGACCCCTCATATTGTCAAGCATTACCCAGTTTGTCGTTCCACTTGAGGCGTTCTTGATAATTAGGAATTGTGGTTCATATCCAAGATTTATGTCTTGTGCAGAACCAGTACCCGTATAAGACCCACACGAAATCACATTGTCTGTACCAGTCAGACCAAAACCTCCTGCGTCATGGGCAAATAAGTAGGCGACATAGGTTTGGCCTGAGCCATTACTTACGCCATTGTCACCAACAGTAAAAACTGTGCTTGTTGGTGCTGTGCCATTCCAAACTACACCACCTGATGTATCAACTGCATCTGTAGTGTTCAAACGAATTCGTTGGCTTCCTGTGAATGTGCGATGCCAAACTTGCCAGTCTTCTGCCGCTGAAGTGCATTTAACGATTAGGCATCCAACGGCTGAACCTAGTGAATGGGAAATTTGACGGCCAGCAACACCATTCCCCGTATAAGTCACAACATCAAAGAACTTTGGTTGCTTGCGGAATGTCCATGAGGCGTAAGTACCCGCAGAAGTGTTGTTTCGTGTTGATGTACCTATTGAATAGCCAGTCGTTCCAAATGCTGTAATTGTTTGTGCATCTGTTGCTTGTGCAGATGTAGTGTTTGACCCAATATAGTTACCAGCACCACGAACAGTATCAATTAAGACATGATTACCGCCAGTTGCGCTATCTCTACGCTTTGACCATGTCAAACCACCATAAGTAGACAAATCAATGCCATTGGTGATGGTCTGTGTAGAGCCGTTGCCTGTGTAAAGTGTCGTAGAAAATATGTCTTCCACGAATACAGCATCGTTACTTACCTGAGAGTTTTGTGAACTAAACATTAGTTAATCCTTACAGGTAGTTTTGACCAGCATTGCTTCCCCACCAATAAGTGCCATCTCCTACAAAGACAAACTTATCACCTTTAGAGGCAGTAGATGTAATCGTAGGGGCTGTGCTTGCAGGCCACTTAACCGAACTAGGCCATGTAACTGTGCGTGAACCTGTACCATCTTGCTTCAAAAGCATTGTGAAACCCTTACCTGCTGTAGCGGTTGGGAATGTAAATGTACAGTTACCAGTCAATGTCAGAATCTGTACAGAACCATTAGCCAAGTCAACTGTATAAGCAGTAGAAGTGTTAGCAGTTACAGTTTCTTCTGTGTAGCCGTTAGTGAATGTACCAGCTTCAATGGTTTTGTTGGTCAGAGTCTGTGATGTTGAAGTACTCGCTACACCTGTCAGAGTATTATCTGTAAAAGTGATAGTCTTGTTAGTAAGCGTTTCAGTACCTGTCAGCGTAGCAAAAGAGCCAGCTGTTAAAGTAGCTTGAGTCCATGCACTACCGTTCCACACCCACAAAGTAGATGATGTAGAGTTCCAGTACAGAGCACCTGTCAACAGTGAGTTACCGTCATTGTCAACTGATGGAGCTGATGTTTTAGAGCCTAAGTAGCGATCATCGAAGCTATCATAGGATGCTGCAGCTGCTGAGGCACTTGCTGAGGCATTAGACGCACTTGTAGAAGCTGCTGAGGCTGAGTTAGCTGCGTTGGTTGCAGATGTAGCTGCTGCTGAGGCTGATGTAGCTGCAGATGTAGCACTACCGAGAATACTGTCAACGTAAGCCTTACGAGTCAAATCATCGTCAGTTGTAGGTGTAGCTGTAGATGTAACCTTGTTAGATCCCATGACAATATTACCTGTCATAGTTCCACCTGCTAAGGCTAACTTAGCATCACCAACAGTATCTACATAGCCTTTAGTAGCTGCGTCTGTACTGCTAGAAGGTGTACCTAAGCCAGTCACCTTGTTAGTACCCATAGCAATGTTGCCAGACATAGTACCACCAGCCAAGGGAAGCTTAGCTGCAATACTATTAGTTACAGTTGTTGAGAATGAAGCATCATCATTCAAGGCTGCTGCAAGCTCATTCAAGGTATCCAAGGCTGCTGGAGCACCATCGACAACAGCTGCAACGGCTGAGTCAACATAAGCCTTATTAGCTGCATCACCTGAGTTAGTAGGGTTTGGAAGGTTAGTAATGGTAGCTGAGGAAGCTGCATCCATGTCCAATGTACCGTTAATGGTTACATTGTTAAAGGTTGAACTACCTGTAGAAGCTGTAACGTTACCTGTCAAGTTACCTGTGACATTACCTGTGACGTTACCTGTCACATTACCAGTTACGTTACCAGTCACAGCACCTGTCAAAGCACCTACAAAGCCTGTGGTAGCTGTAACTGTAGTACCTGTAACTGCTGCAGCTGTGGTAGCACCAATAGGTGTGTTGTTAATAGTACCACCAGTGATAGCGACACCAGCTGATGTACCACCTGTAATAGCAGCTGCTGAAGCCTCTTGATTACCTAGAGAGCCTACCAACTTAACAACTGTACCTGAGTTGTCTTTAGTGTACAGCTTCTTATCGGTAACGTTAACAGCTAACTCACCCTTAGTTAGATCCCCTGACGCAGGTGTAGCAGATGATGTACTGCTATTCTTTGTAATGATCGTTGTCATTTAAGCTCCATATTGAGAAGTGTACCAGTCACGTAATGGTGTTGCAACATCACGGGGAACTGCTGGAAGAAGTTGGTTGTAGTTTTGTTGTACTTTAGTGAAGTAATCTTCATTGTACATGGGTGGTGTCTGTGTAGGTAATCCTGAAGGATTTATTGTTCCAACACCACCACCGCCTGTCAATGCTGAAGCTGCCCCTACAGTTCCAAATAAACCAATACCAGCCTTTAACAGATTAGCTATCTGAGCATCTGTAAGACCTAATGGATTAGTCTGTTCTGATGTTACAGGTGTAGGTGTTAAAGGTGTTGAAGGTTGAATTAGAGGAATAGTAGCTGCAGTTATATTATCTACAATGCTAGATGGTTTCTGAGCTGTAATAGTTTGAGTTGGAACTGTAGAAGTAGTTGTTGTAGGTGTTGTAACAGCTGGTAATGAAGCTGTAATAGCATTGATTACTTCTTGAGTTGTAACTGGTTTACCACTTGTAATGATCTGCTCAGCAACTGTAGCAGCTTGAGCTTGAGTTACATTAGGAAGCGTAGATGTAATAGCATTAACAATCTCTTGTGTAGTTGCTGGCTTCTGACCTGTAATAGTCTGAGTAGGTGTTGTAGTTGCTGTTGTTGTTGGAAGACCAGCTAAAGTACTCAAAATAGTATTTGCTGTAGTATCTCCAGACATCAGACCTTTATTTCCTGTAACTTGTACATTAGCTAAGTTACTAGCATTACCTGCATTAGCTGCAATCTGACTATTAATCAAGTTCAATACTGACTGATCAATCTGCTGAGGTGCAGCTGTTCCTGTAACACTAACAGTACCTGCTGATGGCACTGAAGACAACAAACCAGCTACGTTACTTGTAATAGGTTGTGTTGTAGCTCCTGTTACATTAACTGCACCACCCTCTGTAACTGGCGTAGATACAGCCACTGGTGTAGTTTGTGTAGTTGCAGCTTGGGTAGCATCATATACGCCTGAAGGATTAGCTAGATAACTCTTAATCTGAGCATCTGTTAAACCTGCACGAGATAAATCGTTTCTAAAGTTAATATCAAGAGCATCGTTGATCTGATCTTGAGTCATATTACTAAAGTCAACAGGAACATCCATGTTACTCAGTAAATTACCACCAAAAGCAGCTCCACCACCAAGCAAAGCAGATTTCAAGATGTCTTGAGTATTTCCACCTGCAAGTGCACTGGTTCCACCTGCAATTGTAGCACCTGTAAGACCTGCCAAGGTAGATCCTGTAGCTCCGGTAAGTCCTCCTAGAAGACCTGTAATACCGGGAAGACCCACAGTAGATGCAGCTAAACCAATCACAGGAGCTGCAGCGGCTAACAAACCACGATCACCACCACCTGCAAAAGTACCTGAATCAATTACTTCGCCAGTCTTAGGATTAACAATAATCCAGTTAGCTGGGTTGTTAGGATCTACACGTGTTTCGTATACAGCTTGAGGAACACCTGCAATCTGAGCTTCAATATTGTCACCTTCAATGACAGTGCCACGAGCTGTAGGAATTGCCCTAGCCAACGACTGAGCAACAACAGGACTGGCAGCAGCTTGAGTAATAACCGGGGCAGTTACAGGTACAGTGTTTGATTGTTGTACTTTAGCAATATCTTGAGGATTACTAGATGGAACTTCATTCTTAAACTGAGACATGGCATCAATAACCGACTGGTTATAGATAGCTGTACCTTCAGCATTAGTATGTAAAGCATCTACTAACAATGCTTTATTCTGTAAAATCTCACCTTGAGTACCAACCAAGGCTACATTCTTATTTTCCTTAGCAATCTCATTAAATAAAGGATCTACTTTAGGATCAAAGTTATTATTTACTACATCATTAATAGATGTGGCATAAGGAGATCCAGTCAAGACAACATTAACACCTTGATCACCCAGTGTTTTAACAATTTGATTGATATTGTCTTTAATTGTGCCTTTATCAACACCTTGCAAGAAGTCTACACCACCAGTTTGCAAGAACACTGTAGCATTAGGATCAAATTGACCGCCACCAGCTAAGAATGTATTGAGTTGCTTAAGAGTATCAGCTGTAGTAGCACCGCCAACAGCTGTATTGGTAGTTTCTTGTCCTGTAACAGCTTTAAGTTGCTCTGGAAGTGTTGTATTAAGGCTATTCCAGCTTGCACCTGCCAAGATATTACCGCCTAGCATACCACCTGAAGTGCCGCCAGTGGCTGCAGCTACGTCTTGAGGTGAAATACCATACTGAGCCATTGCAGCTTGAGTTGTAGCAGCATCTGGATTTGTAGCTAGAAAGTCTGTAATGTTCTTATAAACATCAGCTTCGGTCATGCCGTTGTTTAAAGCCCACTGCATTGCTGCTGATAAAGCCATAATTATTCGCCTTTTCTATATAGCTCAAACGTATTAATACTGTTCATTGTTGAGCCAGCTTCTGACTCTAATCGTACCTGATCACCTTCTTCAAGCACCACAAAAGCACCACCATCAAACTTAATAAACTGTGTAGGGCTTAGCACGTATTGGTCTAAGACATGAATCTCAGTAGCTGTACTAGCGTCATACCAGATAGCATCAATAGCTTTATTGTTGCCCGTGGTGTTAACAACATAACACAAGTTCCACTTAGCATAGTAACCAGTAGGAACTGTGTAGACCGTAGTCTTAGTTGCCGCTGTTAGAATCGTCCCCACTGATACTGGTTTCATCTGCTGTTACCTTAGATTTTTTGGTTGATTTTACAGGAGCTTCTACAACTTCTTGTACTTCAGTGTAGCCTCCATGTTTGCGCATTTCAGCGATCTCATGCTCTTGGAAGAACTCGATTGTGTTACCTGATTGATTGCACTTAAATTTCATTTTGTTAACCTTTCTGATGTACTAAAAGTAATACATTAAAAAGGCTCCCCACACCTTTTGAGCATGGGGAACCTAGTTAGCTATTAAGCTGGAACGACGAGGGCAACGCCACCGTAGTTACGCAACTCAGCGCAGCCGTACAAAGTATCAGCTGTGAACAATGTACCGAGGTACTCTTGTTTGTACTGAGTCTGTGAACGGACACCAACTTGCTCAACCAAAACCATAGAGTCTTTGTGAGCCATTACGCACACACGACCAAGAGTAGTGCCAGAACCATCAGCGGCTGACTTAGCAGAACCAGCATTGGATGTAACATAAACTGGAACACCGTAGATGTCACCAATCATACCGTTACGGATGCTGTTAGCTGTACCTGCTTCACCAACGCTGTTGAAGGTTGTGAACTCAGACAAGCCGAGGATAGTGTTACGCACGTTTGGAGGAATAATGAAGAAACGATTGTCCATAGGAACATCGCTATCGTCAAGACGCTGAATTGTGCGACGAATACCAGCAGCTGTCAAAGCTGATGCGTTACCAGCATTGGTGTTAGCTGTGTAGTCGAAAGCTGTAGAGCCATCACCACCAATGAAAGCACCAGCGTAGCGATAGTTACCTGCGCCAGCTGTGGAAACGTTGAACTGTTGAGCCAAGTTAATCAAGTCAGTATCAACTTGCTTACCCAAAGCGTAGCCAGCATCATCAGTGTAGAATTGACGCAGGCTAGACAAAGCTTGAGCTTCAACGATGTCCTCGATCAAACGAGAATATTCGTAGTGCTTGTTGATAGACACAGATACTTCAGACTCAGTAGCTGCAATCAATGTAACTTGTGTAGAAGCTGCCTTAGCAGAAGCTGTGCCACGTGCAGGGACTGGAATGTGAACTGTGTCACCTTTCTTGCCCTTGAAGCTCATCTTCTTAACTAGGTTAGCTGCAACCAAGCTCTTCTTGTAAGCCGCAACAATCTCATCACTCCATACTTCTGGAATAAACGTTGCTGCGGTCGTACTCGTTACGTGATCTGTTCCTAATGCCATTTTATAAATCTCCTGTTGATATTAATATT